TGACCGTATGGTTGGTCACCATACGCTGTGCCTTGTTCGTCGTCTTGATCGTGTTGAAGACCGACTTAATTTCCTTTGGCTTGGCCCAGTTGTTTCGCGTGCCAGCCATCGGTCCTTGGTTGACCGACTCGCCGACTGTCACGTGAAGAATGAAGTGCTTCATCAGGTAGGCAGCAGCCATATCGCCTTCTTCCAGGGCCTTGCGAACTTCTAACGCGAGGAAGACGGTGTACATCGAAGGACTGGCAAGGCCGCTATTCTTGCGTGCCCGCGTCCGAATGATCCAGCGGTCACCTTCCTCCCACTTGAGGGCTACCGATTCCTTGCCTGCCTTGATGGCGTTGATCCAGTCATCAGTAATGCCGGCTTCGTAGAGAGCCGCCATGCCTGCGTTCTGGGCCTGTGGATTCCTCAGCGCCAGCACCGCCCGAATCTTTTCCTTGATCGGGTCGGGAATACGGTAGAGCAGTGTGTCGTTGCCGTAGGAGTTGTCCCAATCCACGTGCGATGGATTGAGGGCCAGGATGGCAGCGACGCCCGGCATGAGCGCTTCCTTGCTGCGAGGTTCGCCGCTGCCGACATCGTTGGTCATGCCGTCTTGGTCGATCACCTTGGTGTCGGGCGTGTCGAGCTTCCAGTAGAGGATCATGCTGTCTGTGACGTACCAGTCACGGACGAGGTCGGCAATGACGGCCTCCCAGTCCCACTTACGGAATACGCGGTTGAGTTTCTTTTGAAACTCGGACTGCTCATTCATTTCCGTCAGTTCTTCGCTGCTCAGCTTTCCACTGGAAACTTCGGGGTCGGCCCCCTCTTCTATTTCCGCCTCGTTCTCGAAGACAATCGCCTTTTCAGAGGCGACACGAAAAGACAGACCAAGCGTGGTGAAGTCCTGCTTGATCGTAACGAGGTTATTGAGAAGGTCATCAGTCTCGTACCAATACTGTGCCTTGAGAATGCGGTCGCGAGTCTTCTTTGGCAGGGACGAGGTTTGGAGCAGGTCCATGCTGTTGCTGCCAACCTGCATGTCGAAGTTGGCAAGCTCGCGCGACAGATCATCGCTATTGAAAAGCGACTTCAAGTCTTTCAGTGCGGACGGATTGACGGCCTGTACAGGAACAAGGAAGTCCTGCCGCGATTCGTCGGAGAAGCGGTCTTTGCGAATGCGTTTTGCCATGCTGTCCTCTAGCCGGGTCGCTTAGTTTCCAGTGGAAAGTCCGCAGCTATATCGACCCAACTCAGGCATCTTACAGGGCACCGGCGGCACACATTCCTGCGTCCTCTCCGTCGTCATCGTCGTCTACCATGCCCGTGTTCATCATATAATTGTAGATGCCAACGGCAATGTATCCATAGATCAAGGCGTACGCGGAGTCTTTCTTGTGCTTGGACTTGAATTTGAACATGCCGTGACTGTCGGTCACCGGCTGCTTGTTGGCGTCTCGCTTGACATCCACCCAGATAAGTTGGGTAACTGCAAGGTCCAGTTCGGCGTGAACGCGATCCGCTTCTGTGATGCTCTTGCCTGCCTTGTTGAGAATGGCACGCATCGTGTCGGCGTCAGGCGTATCTGACTCGTACTTGTTCCATCCCGTCCAGCGATCCGGCAGAATGAACTTGTCGGACTCGATGCCCTTCTTCATGCTGCCGTGCATGCGATTGAGCAGCACGCTGTCCGAGGTCATCTTGCGCCAGATGAGATTGATATGGAATTGTCCACGCTGGAATGGAATGAGGATAGCATCACCGAGCGTACCGCTGGTGTCGTTCAGTTCGATGATGGGCGTAACATCGACCTGCTTGCCGCGAATGACTTGCGTTTGATTTTTCAGTTCATCGCGCACGAAGAGGCCACCGCCGCCTGGATCGAATACCAAGTGCGTCAGGTGAAACTTGCGGTGTACGTCGTGAATGATTCCTGCCATCGCATCAGCAGTGATGTTATTACGGCGAACCATGTAGCAAGGGTATGGCTTGCCGCCATAGGGGATACGCCATACGCAGATGGAAAAGTCGTCACCACCTTTCCTTGAACGCTGGCTACCGCGAGCGGTATCGAAGGCGGCGACATAGACATCGCAATCCTTCCACCGCTTCGACAGGAAGTTACAGCTTCGACGCTGGCGGTAAATGGCAGCGGCAGAGTAGTAGGACATGGAGTCCTTCTGCCATACACCATCAATTTCCGAGCGAACGATGCCGAGCGGGTTCATGGTCTGCATGGTGAAGATCGTCTTGCGATCCACCAGGAAGTCCCACTTGCTCGTCTTGGGGATGTGGCGATAGTTCGCAGAGAAGCGAGCGTAGTTGTCGCTTCCTGCCGTGATGTTCCGCTGCATGTCCTTGACGACCTTGAACGCGGCGTCGTACTCGAAGCCGGGGGTCGAACCAAGGTGGATGTGCTTGCCACGAACAGGGCAGTCGTTCCAATCCGAGATATTACTAACGCGACCAAACAGCGTCTTGGTCATCGCCTCGAAGTTGCCGAAGATCGTCCATTCGTCGAAGTAACCATCATGCCAGCGTTCCGACCGCAGGTTTTCTGAGTTGCTTGTAAAGCTGGGCGGAAGAACGCGGACGGTGGACATTCCGCGAAAGTGGGCTTCCCACGCATCCGACCCGTGAACGATGCGTGGCTTTCCTTGGCTGTACTTGATGCAGCTTCGGAATATCTTGGAGGTCGAATGCCAGTTGTCGTAGTTCTTGAAGATCAGCTTGCCTTGGCGGAACGACCCTGACACGATACCGCCCACGCGGCCCGGCATGAGGATCGAGCGAAGGGCAGACACGACCGCAAACGTGAACGACTTTCCAGTGGAAAACCCGGAGTCGTCAATCGTCATGTACGTGCCCCACGCCTGCATGATACGCAGTTCCATGTGGGGCGGAATACGAAGACCCAGCAAAACTTTCGCCGCAAGGATGGGATCAAACAGCATGTCATCGACCATCATGGCCGTGACCTTGGTGTCGTATCTCCATCCGTTCTGGGCGTAGTTAGCAGAGGTTGTCTTTCCCTGCATGGGGGAACTTTCGGCCTTCGCAATCATCGCTGATAATTCCGTTCTTGATGTATCCGTGGTAGGAGCCTACCGCATTGATGGATGGCGTTACCGTTATCAGTGGCGGTGTGCCGGTGACTGTCCAGCCCTTGTCGTCATCGTCGTCCGATGCGATGTCTACGCAGAAGGGAGTGTACTGCACCTGCGAGTCTGGAAGGCACACGACAAGCGGTGGTCGATTCTGCTTGTTGTGTGACTTGTAGTATTTGCTTAGAGATTCCATCTCGGTCCAGCCCGGCATGAACCACGCATCGCCCACCTGGGGAAACTGTGGTCGCTCAGGCAGGAGCTTAATCGCCCATGACATAGTCTTCTCCACTAGAGTCACTTTCGCTTTCTTCTTCCTCAAAATTGTGATGCTCAGGAAGCGTGGGCTTGGGCGGTGACTTTCCAGTGGAAACTGGTTCGTCTTCGTGCTCGATGCCTTCGTCTTCATCCAGTATGTTCTGGTCGTATGGCATCGCGTACTTCTCGCGGAGGTAGAATCCGAAGAATTCTAGCATCGCCTCCGGCGAGTCGGGCAGTTCATGGTCGGCATAAAACTTGTCGGCTGCTTGCACGACATCCACTAGGTTGTAGCCCAGCTTGGTAAGGAGCTTGGCAGGATCAACCTTGTGAGTGAGGGCGGGAGCTAAGGCAATCGCCTCGGGCGAGAAGATGCGAGAGATATGCCCCTTGTGCCGCAAGCGATACTCCTTGAGGTAGGATTCATGGATCATGGCGATCGACTTTTCGTCGTCGCTCATGTCGTTTGCTTCCTTGTCAGGGAGTGACGCCCGCAGCTTTTGGAGATTGTCAATTATCTTTTCGCGTTTAACTTCCAGCCCCTTCTCGACTTCGCCGCGATGGCTAATGAGGTAGCTCGTCAGCCAGTTAAGTTCAATCTCCATGATGATGATGGAGTGGCAGGTGGCATACGCTGTAGGGTCGCGATAGAACCCGGCATACTGTGCCCACTGCGAATCGTAGTACGCCTTCTCGTCGGGGTTGTACTGCGACGGAGCTTCGCCCGGCAGCGTAATCGAGATACGAGTAGACTTTACCGACCCGTCATTATCGGGGTCGTTCTCGGGAGTTTCCACTGTAAACTTGGAAGCCATTTCTGGCGGGTTCTTTGGCATGGTGACCGCGTCGCCGTTTGGATCACGGACGACGACGGTCTCTGTGCCACCACGGCGGCAGTGCTGGCATACGCGATCAGAGTCCAGTGCCTTGTTGGCTCCGCACTTCTTGCAGGGCGTGAAGTGTTCGCATTCGAGTTGCAGGCACATGATGGGACGATCATCGGGCGATGTCATCACGCACTGGTTGCATGCCTTCTTGAATGAACAAGGCTTCGGGTGGTCGGGATATTCGTATGCCA